GGATGCGCGAGGATGCTTCGAGGGTGCAGGGCATTCAGGATCGCCGCACTCGCATTGCCCATTGGTCTTGAACCGGTAAATGGGAAAAATCGGGTGGCCCGCCGCCATGAAGTCGCGATACATCATGTGGCCCGTCGAGGGCCGCAGCTTGACGACGTTGGTCATGCGGAAACCTGCTGCGTAAGATAGTCCGACAGAGCCTTGACCGTCTCGTATGACGGATTGCGCGTCCGCCCCTCCCTGATGTCGATGATGGTGGAAACCCTGACGCCTAGCGCCTCGGCCACCATACCCGGTCTGCGGTCCCGCAGTTGGTCTATAATCTGCGGCAAGGTCAACATTGGCTGCACTCCTTTAAAAATACCGCTTGACCGTTACCCACTAACGCTGGCACAAGCAACCCCGGAAGAAGCAGAGAAAGGAACCACCTCATTGTGAGCATCCTCCAGCGCGCCTCAAAGCCCGAGCGCGAACCAATCGTGGCTACCATCGTCGGTACCGCGGGGTCCGGTAAAACCAGCCTTGCAGCGACATTCCCAGACGCAATCCTGATCCGCACGCAGGGCGAGGCATTGCCCCGCGACATTGCAACGCCGCCAGACTCTCTGCCGGAATTGCAAACAGCAGACGATCTCTGGGAAATCCTGAAGGCGCTGTTGAACGACGATCATGCCTACAAGACGCTAATCCTCGACAGCGTTACCGGGCTGGACAGCTTGTTTACAGCCGACGTTCTGGATCAAGAGGCCAAAAACGGCGGCAAGGCTCGCGGCATTATTCAGGCAATGGGCGGCTACGGGGCTGGCCCTGCGGCCGTGCAGGCCAGCCACATGCGGGTGCGCAAGGCCGTCGAATTCCTGCGTAAGCGGCGCGGGATGCACACCGTGTTCGTGGGGCATGCGGACATTGCCGATGTGTCGCCGCCGGACGGCGACCCGTTCAGCCTTTACACGCTGCGTTTGCCGAAGAAGTCTATCGCGCCGTACACTGATGCGGTCGATCTTGTCGGTTTTCTGAAGCAGGAACGCATCGTCCGCGGTGCCACCGAAGCCAAGGCAGACCGAGCCGCAAAGCCGGGGCGTGCTGTGACCACCGGCGACCGCGTGCTGGTGACATACCTCCAGCCAGCCAGCCTCTCCAAGAACCGCTTCGGCATCGAAGATGACATCGCGGTTGAAAAAGGCGTCAACCCGCTGGCGTTCCTTCTGGAAGAAGCGCCGGCCAAGGCTGCACGAAAGGCGAAGCCCGCTGTCGTTCAGGACGATGCGCCGGACACCACCGATTTTGTAGAGGAGAAGTAAGAATGTCGTTTTGGTCCACCAGCGACGGCGAGTCCGTCACCGAAAACAACAGTGGCGAGTTCGATGCCGGCGGCGGCAATAACGAGCCGATCCCAGACGGTACGTCCGTTCTTGCTATGCCGGATGAGGCAGGCTGGAAGGAGGATCGCAACGGCGTCGAGCACCTCGGCATCCGTTGGACAATCCTGAAGCCAGAGGCTTATCAGAACCGCAAGATTTTCCACAAGCTGTTCGTGTCTGACGACGATCCCCGCGCCAAGGATGCGGCAAAAAAGAAGGACAAGGCGCTGCGGATGCTGGCGGCTATCGACAAGAATGCTGGCGGCAAGCTGGGCAAAAAGCAGGGTCGTCCTACCAGCGACGAGATCGCGCTCGCTCTCATCAACAAGCAGATGGTCATCCGCTTGGGCGTCTGGGAAATGGAAGGCGACAATGGTCCTATGTCGGGCAATTGGGTACAATCGGTGTCACCGAAGTCCGCCGACATCTCGGAAGGGCCGAAGAAGGCTGCACCAAAACGCGCGCCCATCATCGAAGACGATGACGACGACGATATGCCGGTGCCCTTCTGACCCCCACTATTGACCAATCCCCGGCTCTTTCGAGGGCCGGGGTGCGGATGAAGAGTGGAGAAGATGAGATGAAAACTACAGTTGAACAGCTTTCTGGTGAATGGACGCTTGGCGCATGGAGCATTGGTCAATCTAACAAGCCTCGTTGGAGCGCAGCAGTGCACGGCCACGGGGTTTGCGAAATTGGCAACGGTAATACGGCAAGAGAGGCATTTGATAATGCCAAGGCAGCTTTCTTGAAGCGTTATCCAAATCCCGAAGCCGTCAAGACACAGCGTCTAGAAGCGTTGCGCAAGGAACTGGCTATGCTGGAGCAGGAAGCATGACCGCCCCCCAACGCTCCCCCGAATGGTTCGCCGCCCGCAAAGGCCGCGTCACCGGCAGCATGGTCGGCGCTATCTTGGGCCTGTCCCCATACATGACCCGCGACGATGCCATGCGCAGCATGGTTCGCGCCGCTTTGGATGCACCCTCAGAATTCACCGGCAACGCCGCGACTGAGTGGGGCACGTATAACGAGGCTGGGGCGATTGCTGAGTTTGAGATGACGTACGGCGAGTGCGTAGAGGCGATGTCCTTCGTGCCCTACGAGGATTGGCTAGGCGCGTCACCCGATGGGCTAGTCAGCGACGGCAAGGGCATTGAGGTGAAGTGCCCCTATTACATCCGCAACGATGTGCCGCCCATCTTCAAGTCGCTGAACGAGCAGCCGCATTATCACGCGCAATGCCAGATAGAGATGCTGTGCTGCGGGTGGAAGTCGCTATGGTTTTACCAGTGGACGCCGTTCGATGCGCATCGAACGCTGGTTCACCGCGACGACGAATGGCTGGCGTCCAATCTGCCCCGCCTAAAGCAGTTCTGGGCGGAGTTTCAGGATGCGCTAGCGGACCCGCAGGAACACCTGGAACCTAAAAGGAAAGTGATCGACACCCCCGACGCGGCACGCATGATCCGAGAATATGATGAGTTGTCAGAAGCAATTGATCGGGCCACGGAGCGCAAAACAGATTTGCTCAAAGAGATTACTTCCTTGGCGGGTGAAAGCAACGCTATTTTCTCAGGAAGAAAGCTTACGAAAGTTCAAAAAGCCGGATCAATCAGTTACGCCAAGGCTATAAAAGCCATCGCCCCAGACGCTGATCTGGAACCATACAGAGGCAAGCCGCAGAGTTTTTGGCAAATTAGATAGCTTTACAAACTATGCATAAAGTGGGATGACGGGCTGGGCTTGCGCTGAAATCGCACACCCAGCCCTGACCTTTTGCGAGGATACCGCAATGGCTAAATTTCGTATATTCCCTTTAGACGCAGTGCGTCAAATTTTGCGCTATGACGCAAGCAGCGGGAAGCTATTCTGGCTTCCCAGAGATGAATTCAAAATAAAATCTTCGGCTCATCGGGCAACGTGGAATAAGCGGTTCGCCCACAAGGAGGCATTCACTTACGTTCATAAAAGCGGTTATAAAGTAGGAACGCTGTTAGGCGCGCAAATGAAAGCGCATCGCATAGCATGGGCTCTTTATTACGGCGAATGGCCTTCTGAAGAGGTTGACCACATTAATATGGTCAAGACTGATAATAAAATTGCCAATTTAAGATTGGCAACCGATTCTCAGAATGCATCTAACAAATCCTTGTATTCTAACAATACTAGCGGGTTTAAAGGTGTTCATTTTCATAAACAAAGCGGTAAATTTAGAGCGGGAATACGCCTAAATGGTAAGCAAAAACATCTTGGTTCTTTTGACAGCGCTGAAGAAGGCGCGGCTGCATATCAGCGCAGCATGAAAGAATATCATGGCGCATTTGCTAGGTCGGCTTGAGCATGTTTGAACTGCGCCCATACCAGCAAGAGGCTGTTGACCTAACCATTGCGCATATAAAGCGAACGCTAGAGCCGTGCTTACTAGAACTGGCAACAGGAGCCGGCAAATCGCTTATATGCGCAGAGATAGCGCGCATCATTCATGAAATGACAGGAAAGCGCGTTCTTTGCATCGCTCCAAGCGCGGAACTCGTAAAACAAAACCACGCGAAATACATTGCGACCGGTAACAAGGCCAGCATGTTTTCAGCCAGCGCAGGGGCAAAGTCACTCCGCTGGCCGGTGGTATTTGGCACGCCGCTGACAATTAAAGGCCGTATATCAGTTTTTCAGCAAAACTTTTCTATGGTTATTGTTGACGAAGGCGATCTTCTGACTCCCACAGTGAAAGCAATTATCGAGGCGATGAGGGATGCCAACCCGAATCTTCGCGTGGTGCTTTTGACGGCCACTCCATATCGTCTTGGCACAGGGTACATATTCCGCGAATGGCCGGATGGCCGCATTAATGGCGAGGACGTGGCATCAGAGCCGTATGCCGGTAAGCTGGTGTATCGCGTCACGCCGCGCGAATTGATCGACCAAGGCTATCTCACGCCCCCTGTTATAGGCGGCATCGGGACAGATGCTTACGACACCTCCGAACTTCTGCCCAATAAGGCCGGCAATTTCGACGCCGCTGCCGTAGACCGTGCCTATCACGGTCATGGTCGATTGACCTCGGCGATTGTCGGGGAAATCATCCGGCAGTCGCGTAACCGCAGAGGAGTTCTGATTTACGCCGCCACTGTGCAGCACGCGCAAGAAGTGATGGCGTCGTTACCGCCAGAACTGTCTGCAATTGTCACCGGCGAAACTTCGGATCGTTCATCGATTCTTAGGCGGTTCAGTGCGCAAAAAATCAAATACCTGGTTTCGGTCGGCACTCTGACTGTCGGCGTGGATTTGCCGCATGTTGATGTCATAGCCGTTTTGCGAAAAACGGCATCTGCTAGGCTTTTGCAGCAGATCATCGGTCGCGGTTTGCGGCTCTATGAGGGAAAGGAAAATTGCCTTTATCTGGATTTTACGTCTGACAACATGACGGATCATTTCCCGGATGGAGATGTGTTCTCTCCGACAATCCGAGCGACACGCAAAGCTGAAGGCGGCGGCAACGTAAGTTGCGAATGTCCTGATTGCGGCTATCAAAACACGTTCACGGCAAAAATTGATTGTTTGGATTATCAGAAAGACAAGCATGGCTATTGTCTGGACGTTTTCGGCAAGCGCGTAGAAACCGAATATGGGCCTATGGCAGGACATCATGGCCGTAGATGCTTCGGCATGGTGCGCTCTGGCCGCGATAGTTGGGATCGTTGCTCATATCGTTACACGGGTAAGGAATGCCCGACATGCGGAGAGGCAAACGACCCGGCTGCGCGATACTGCTATGTGAAGGAGTGCCGCGCCGAACTAGTCGATCCTCATGATGCCCTGGTGTTGGAATTCAAATCTTTCAAAAAGGATGTGCGCCAAAATCAGACCGATCGCGTGGTATCTGTCGAATACAAACCCGGCGTGTCTCGCGCTGGCAACGACACGATACGAGCAGATTGGAAAACGGAATACCGGCAATTTTCAACGTGGTTCACGGTCCAATCTAAGCACCCACAGGGGGCCCACGATTACGGCATGTTTATGAACGCCACAGCGGCAATGTCGAGAACACCGGAAACCATCAGCTACCGAAAAGACGGGGATTTTTTCCGCGTCTTGGGGTATGATCTTGAAGCGGATGAGGAGCCGCAAGCGGCATGACAATTCCTGTCTATGGAACACCCACAAAGGAGCTCTGCCCATCCGAGAAGGTGGAGATGTCTTCTTTTTTCAACCGTTTGCGCCGAGAGCATCCCGAATACGGCGCAATTGCGTTGCACATCCGTAACGAAGGCAAGCGCACCGCCATGCAGCATCAATCTATGGTTGGCGAGGGCGGGTTTGTTAAGGGCGCATCAGACGTAGTGATACCCGGCGCTCCCACTTTCGTGATGGAGATGAAATCTCGCGCAAAGACAGCCAAGGTTTCCAAGGAGCAGGCGGCGTACCTACAGGCTTGCGCCGAAGCCGGCGCATTCGCCTGCGTGGCGTTGGGGGCTGTGGGGGCTTGGGAGGCTTTTGAAATCTGGTTATCGCAACAAGTTCAACACTGAGAGCAAGAAAGGAATAAGGTATGGCAAAGGAACGGCCTCTTACGGCGAGACAGGTAGAAGCCCTGCAAGCAGCTTTCGCGGAACCGACGCTGATGGGCGATCACAAGCTGATCGAAGGCTATGGGCGATCTTTTCGCGGCCTGCACAATCGCGGGTTGGTGGAAGGCGAATTGCCCCACGTCTACCTGACCACCAAGGGCGTAGAGAAGGTGCGCCAGCTTGTCGGCTGAAGACGGTAAGTGCGATATGGGCATCGTTCGCCCTGCGCACTGGTGGCTTAAGCAGGTGTTGGGGGGGCACATCCATATGGATGATGCCCCTCTATCCGTCCAATCTTGGGCACGCCTCCCCATCTTCGAAGGTGCCAAGGAAATTGTCCTGATGGACACTAAGCAAGAACGCGCGGCAGAACTGCTAAAGGTTCCACCGCGCGTCAGGGGGTATGTGGAGAGGGAGGTGGTTAGGTTGTGGCCGCTTAGGGCTTCATTGTAAAAAGCCGTTCCGTTCCCTGCTTTGACCCGGTGTCCTTGGTCAGGGTGTTGTTAACATGCTTTTCCCAGACGCATTCCCAGCCATCAGGGGCTGCGTATTCGCTGACGAACACAATGTGTCCTTCTGCCGCTTTTTGCGCACACCAATTCCAGAACGCCGCATGATCGAATGTATCGGTGGCATATTTGGTTGTGCCGGCATAAGGGGGGTCGCAGTAAATGATTGAGTTTGGCGGTATTGTCAGTTCATCATAATTTGAATGCACGAATAAAGCGCCTTCAAGCGCTTTAGCCTGCTTAATCATTGACTCATAGGATCGGCGGGATTGCGTTTCCATATTTTCTGGACAACCCTTAGTGCCAGCGACATCGCGACGATAGCCGCCGAAGAACTTTCCACCAAAAGACATGGCAAACCCTACATATCCGCATTTAGCGTTAATAGGGCGCTCCTTAGCTAATATTGCGTATTCTTCCTCTGTGACCAAGCGCGGCGGCTTTCTGCCTTCTGCGACAGCCGACCACATTGCCATAAGATATGGATTTGCATCCGCACCCATACGAGGATTGCTTACCTTGTCCAAAGTGTTGGCACCGCCAACAAACGGCTCCACATACCACTGCCCCGGCTTGCGATGGGCCAGGATAATTGGCAGCAATTCCTTCGCATGACGTGCTTTTGATCCCATGTATTTCATCCCACCCTCCTATCCTTCACCCGCCCCGCCCGCTCAATCAGTTCGGCGTCGGTCACCACTTACGTCCGCGCATGTTTTCCTCGCACGCCTCCCGCAAATCTTCGTACTCGATATCGCATTCCTCAACGGTGCGATGATCGAAAGGGAAGCTGCCAGTAGCGGCGCGAGCCGGCCCCACGAAGGGGCCGAACACAAAGATTGGACCGTCTTTCATCCTTCCAATTCCTTTACAAGCCGATCAGCATACCAACGCGCCTTAGCCGCATCCTCAATAGCGATACCCTTCAGGCCCATACGCCATTGATATTTGATGATCGTGCCGCGCAGCCATGCCTTGAACCCGTCTGGACCCAAAGCCGCCTTAATGGCGTCAATGCATTCTATCGAACCAGCGTTATAATGAGCGGGGTGGTTGACCTGTTCGCTCATAACCGAGCCGCCTTGCGAGCATCGTCCATCTGCCGCTGATCGTGGATGTAATGCTGACCGGATAGCAAATGGGCTGCCAACAGCTTGCGGCTTCCTCTTTCTGCATCATAGCGGGTGACATCCACCATACCCATGCCGGCAAAGGTCCGCAGCGGATTAGCCATAGCTTTCCGCTCTTTCCTGGCGATCAACCGCGAAATCATCGTGCTGCATTGGCTCCGGCGCACCTGCAAGCCCTGCTTCAGCAAGTATGCCGTCGCCGCATCCGCCGACCGTGTACGGCATGCAGCTTCGATCTGTAGGGGTGTGGCGCGGGTCATGCTTGCACAGCCTTGGAACGGGCCTTGCGGGCTTGCTTTCGGGCTTCTTCCTGCATGTCGCTATTGCCGCCCTTCAACCATGCGACAAAGCCGGGTTGATCCGACCAACTATTATAGATCGCCTCCGCATCCTTCTCTACGGCCACAGCTTCAACCTTGGCGGCTTCCTGAGCCCTGATGTCGGCACGCGCCAACGCGAAGGCGTCAGGTAGATAAACAGCCTCACAGGTCGCGGAGAACTCGCCCTTCATCACAGCTACGGACACCGAACCCTTGCGAGTGTCGGCGTTGGGTGCGTGTGCGCCAAAGCCGATGATGATGTGGCCTTCGTCCTGATTCCGCATTGCCATTAGCTGACGCTGGAATTCTTCTGTGTCTTTACGGTTCACGCTTCTTCTCCTCCAATATACATCTCTGGCACCTGCACCCCGTTGACCGCCGCCAGCGTGCGAACCGACGCAACGTAGTAGCGAGGCACGCCGCGCTTTTTCCAGTTGCTGTATGCGCCCTCCGTCACATTGAAGTGGGCGATCACGCGCCTGCGACCGATCCGGTCCAGGGCAGCGGCGTGGGGGTGGGTTTCTTTAGCCATGCCGCATCCCTACACAGCCGCACCAAACTAAACAAGCGTGAAAATATCTGTTGACGTTTATCGGGAAGCGGCGCACAACCACCCCCAGACGCAGCGAGGGCTGCTAGGGAGAATGAGGATGCAGATGGAGGTTAAGGAGAAGCATGAACGTAGTCGGAGCGGCGCTGCACCTGAAGCCGATCACCGCGGAATGCAATGTTATACCTGCGAAATGTGGAAGAAGAACACTTCGGCGGGTTACTGTGCGGCATGCATTGCTGCATTCAGGGTTCCAGACATTCGTTGTATATCCGCATGACCTGCCCCGACTGCCACAGCCGCCCAACCGGGCGCGGGTACTTTGGTCGCCCGTACTGCGCCCACTGCGAACGGACCCTGAAGCCAATGCGTGATGGCGAGGCGGGGTTGACTGGGGTGCGGCGGGATAGGGATGGGAGGGTTGGAGGGTGATGTACGCGATCCAACGCATCAGCGACGGCAAGTTGCTGCCCACATCGCGCGGTCACGCGTCATATGTAGAATTTGATGATGGCACACCGCCTCGACTATTCATGACCAAATCAGGCGCGCACGCAGCTTTGAGGAATTGGGCCGCTGGCTATTGGGCAACCGCTAAAGAATGGGAGTCGACCGACGAATACGGCAGCGGCTTCTATTATCAGGGGTTGCCTGTGCCCATTGGTAAGGGAATGCGTGATGCGTCGCAGTGCCGGGTTGTGGCTGTTAAGCTAGAGATCGTCGCATGACCGACAACTTCACCTTCCTAACCCGCTACTGGCGTGACCCCAGGTTCGCCGCCAGAGTGGATGCCGCCAACGCGGCAAGGTATGCCAAGGCCAATGCCGCGATTGATGCGGGAATGGCTCGACTGAATGAGAAACAGGCCCGTAGGTGGGCCACAGAGGGAGACACGCAATGCTGATCGGACCTGACAACTTCACCCGCCCGCCTGCATCGCAGCGGCAGCGTTGGGATGCAGAGGTGCCGCTGGAGCGGACGCCGGCGCATCGCCCCGTGACCGCACTTCAAGCGGCAAGCCTGTGTGTCGCCATGCTTGTCGGCGCACTGTTCTGGACGGCAGTGTTCGCATGGTGGCTGTCATGACCGCCAACGCCCCCGCGCACGACGCGGCTGCTATCGCGGAGATAGCGAGCAGCCTGTCTGAACTGGAAGTGTTGCTGCTGATCGCCAACGATCTGTGCGCCAAGGGTTTGATGACGCGTGTCTCCGACATCAACATCCAGACCAATGATCTGGGTAACCGGGTTCTCGCCCACATCTCACAAGCCAAAGGGGAGTAGGGGGATGGGTGAACTGTGTCCCAACTTTGAGGACCATACGCCACAGCCGGAAGCGTACCTGACGTGGCACGCATGGGCCGCGAACATGGCGAAGACGCACCGGCAGAGGAAGTGTCGAGGGTGCGGGCGCTATTCGATTTGGGAGCCGAAATCATGACCCCTTCGACCCAAGACGCGCGGGCAACCGGGCTGGTGGGCCGCATTCTGTGCGGACTAGGCTTCCACCCCTGCACGACAAACTCAGACGATAACGGCGTTTGGGGCGAGTGCGTCAGATGCCACCGCAAGTTCGGTTACGTCAGCAGGTATGCGCTTCGCCAATATATCGAGGCTGAAGCGCAGGCCCGCGCCCTCGCCGCCTCCACCAAGGACATGAACTATGACGCCTGAACCCGCACAGCCAGCCAAAAGCCCGGAGGCGAGGGCGCTGCCTTGTCCGAACCCTTGGTGCGCCTCTCATGCAGACGAGGCCGTGCCGAACGGGGATGACGTATGGCAGCATCCGGCGCTCTCTCCCCTCTACCGGGTTCAATGTGCGTACTGCCCGATCAAAGGGCCAACTGCGGACACAGAACAGAAGGCCGTTGCAGCTTGGAACACCCGCGCCGCCACTACCGCACGCCCGACCGAGCGCGGGGCGGTGGAGGCGATTAGTGTTCGGCTTCTGTCCGAAATGCGCCGCGTGGCTCGACAGGACGGATGGTCGCTTGCCGTTCATGGCAGCATGGCGCGCGACCTTGATATTATCGCCGTGCCTTGGACCGACGCGGCCACTGATGAGACGGCGTTTGTCGAAGCCATGCGAGCCGCTGTTGCGCGGGAATTGTCTGGAAAGGCGTTCATCGGCGCAGGGAACGACGGGCGCACGGCAGGGCATGAAGACAAGCCGCACGGACGCCGTTGCTGGACCATCCATGCGATTTCCGATCAACTTGTTGAGAGCGAGCGCGGGGCACACCCTTATGTTGATCTAGCGATCATGGACTTTCGCGCCCTCGCCGCGACCGATCAGGCGGCAGAGGTGGAGCATTACCGAGCAGCTTTGGAGAGGATTGCGAAGGGAACAACCGTTCACCTTGAGGGCGGGGAGGCATGGCCGTCGCCATTAGGGGCGCGGAACAGCCAAGAAATCGCCCGTCGCGCCCTCGCCACCCAGCCCGCAACCGGGCGCACGATGGGCGGGGAGGCACCAAGCGAGGATTGGCTTGCGGAGGTGCTGGACGACAGTCTGGACATGGACTGGACCGGACGTGTCGGCGCGCAGGCGATCATCAGGGAATGGGACCGCCGCTATGTCGATTGAGCAGATGATGCGCGACGTTGACTCTGCACGGGTGGCGGCGTCTCTTGCCCACAAGCATCGCTTCATGGCGGCGGTCGATGCGTTGCCAGAACCTCGCCGCTGCAAAGGTGCGCCGGTCAACCATGATGGGTCGTGCTTCCACTGCGGCGACGATCAGGGCGAGTACGCGCGCTGTGGTACTCGCGCCGCCCTTCATAACGGAGGCGAGTGATGAAGTTCATCGTCAATGCAGAGCCGGAAGACATGGAAGCTGTCGTTCGCATGATGATGGAGGCGAAGGCCACTTTCGACCGGCATCCCGAACGTCTCGGCTGGGGCTGGCACTTCTCGTATCCGGGTGGCGCGACCTACTTCGTCCGCCAGATCAAGGGCGGCTTATCGGCATCCCCAGCCAAGAAAGGTTTGCGCCCATGAACCCGCACCAGAAGCCGCAGGAGGACGTGGAGGGGCTTATCGCGAAGCTGTGCGCCGAAGCTGACAATCCTGACTATATGGCGGGCGACGGCACCGACTGGTGCCAAGTGAACGCCGTCTTCCTTCGCGAAGTGGCAGATACGCTCCAACGGACATACGAAGCCGGGCGGCGCGATATGCGCGAGGCGGCGGCAATTCGAACGGCCTATGTAGCCGGGTTTGAGCAAGGATGGGAGTTTTCGCGAGACGAAAGCCCAAGTGACGCCGCCGAAAGCTACGCTGCCGGCTATCTTTCCGCCCTCCCTACTGAACCTCTTGGCGGGGAGGAGTGAAGCCTAAACCTTAGGCTTCTTCACTTCCGCCTTCACAGCCTTAATGACCGGACCAATGGCAGACACGGCGCTGATAACCAGCGTCGGGTTTGCCTTGGCGGTTTTGACAATGGCACTGATGAGTTTTCCAATGTTGATTTTCATGGCTTCACTTCCTCTACAGAAACAGGGTCTTTCGGCGTTCCAGAAGGCGTAGCGCCGGACTTCCGCGTAAACGTGCCCAACACACCGATCAGGCCGGTCAGCACGGCTATATCGGCAGGAGCGCCGTTCCAGACGCCGGCAATGTAAACGATGACGATGGCGGCAATGATGGCTAGGCCAAGGATCAGATTGTGGCGATCTTCGCTCATGACCCGTATACCTCCGCTTCAGCCGCCCGCCTCTTGGTCAGGCCTGCCATGACCTTACCATCGGCCTTATTCCAGCGGCCGAACTGCCCTTTAGCCCCCGCATAGTCGCCAGCCTTATGCAGCTTCAGCAGCGTGCTATCCGCCAGCGCCTTAGTGCCGACATTGTACGCGAACGATACCAGCGCACCCTTCTGCTTGGCGGTGACAACCGCGCCCGCCAGCGCCGCATCCACACCAGCCGCAAACTTCATTACATCCTGCGCCAGCCGCAAATCCGCCTGTGCTTGCGTCCACGTCACACCCTTGGCGATGCCCGCACCCGTAGAACCCCAGCCAATCGTCCAGGGATCGCCGCCAGAACCGGGATCGGGATATGCGGTAAGCCGGCATCCCTCAAACTGCTTAATGAGGCTGAGAGCGTACGGAAGCCAGTCGTCGGACCCGACACGCGGCAAACCGAAACGATCCGCCAGCGCATCGACCATTGTGACCATCGCAGGCGTGAAAGCCTTGTTAGGCGCAAACGGCCTGATCGCATCGAATAGCGCGGTCCTGTTGGTCATGGTTGCCCCTTATGAGCCTGCCAGTCGCGGCCACGCTCTATCATGATCCTGTTGGCCCGCTGATGCTTCATATCTCGCCACGTGCGGCCCGACAGGAACATGATCGCCCCGATGGTCAACAGCGACACCGCCCACCCCTCGAAGGGGTTCTGGTTCTTGTAGAGGATGACCGGCACCGTCAGGAACGAACCCGCGCCCATTAAGCCTAGCCCGTATCGCTCCACTACGTTCGCCATTTCCCGAAACTGCGTGACCTTGTAGACCACGATGCAGGTCAGGATTATGCGGCCCGCCGTATTGATGGCGTCAAAGACGGTCATGCTTCGTCCTTCCCGCCCAGAAACTGGCGCACTTTGGCGATGGCGAATGGCATCAGGATATTCCAGCCTGTTCCCCCGATATAGACGATGGCGTTGGTAGCGCGGATGTCGTCAGGCGAAACGCCCATTTTGACCGCCACCCAAGGCATAAAAAACACCGCAAACCCGAAACCGGAAAAGAGTGTAAAGCCGATGTCGGCCCACGTCATTTCCTTGTATCGGGTCTGCGCCAGTGCCGTGATCGCTCCTGCCATAGCGGACATGACCAGCCACACATGACGGAAGTCCGTCTGCTCAATCACCGCGACGACCTACTAAACGATTGTAGATTTCCGCTGGCAGTCCTGACCACATCACGAACGCGGCGGCAAAGATCAGACACACTATCGGCACAACCATCGCCCCCTATCAAGAACAGTACGGCCAATTGCACCACTAGCGCGCCGTCTAACGCATATCTATAATCTAGGTATTCTAGGCCATTAACCCATGCTACTGCATGAACGCAGAGGCAGGCGAGATACATCGACCAGAGCAAGGGCGACCACCAATATGGGCGGCACCACCAAGCAGTCACCATAAGGCTTGCGAGGTCGGCTAATGCCCACATGTCTTCATGCTTGACGGGCAGATCGAACCCTAGCCGATCGGCAATGCCCCACACTACGAAGGCGGGGGAGGCCGGCTGATATATCCAATAGGATGCAAACAGCAGCCAGTTAATGGCTACCACCGCCGACGCCACTAACAGGCACTGGCGTCCTTCACGCGCAAATGATGCGACGATAATAGCCGCAACACATGCAGCGCCGAAGAACGCCAGCCTAATCACTTGCTAGGACGCGGCTTTGCGGCAGGCTTTGGCTTACCGGGACGCTTGGGATTGGAGTTTCCGCCTCCACCGGATACGCGCATCACTTCGGCGGCTTTCCGGGCTGCGTTGGATTCGTGTTGCCGCCGCCGCCGCTATCGTCAACGGGAAGCGCATTCGGCACCGGCTGTTCAACCGGCGTCAGGCCCTCACACTCTTCCGGCTTGGGCTTCTTCTTCTCGTCCTTCACGATACACTCCCATATGATTGGTGGCGGTAGTTCCTGTAGCATATTACCAAGCCGTTGCGGAATTCAGTTTTGAGTAAAGGCAATATCGACCTCGATCAACGACCCCGCCAAACTTACAGGATAGGCTCCGGTAACGCCGGTGCCGGCGGCGTCCGTTTCCGATGCCAAACCACTTGAGGGAAACAAATAAACCCTGTCTTCGCCGGGGCGAATCCGTGCTGCAAAATCCCAGAATCTTCCTTGGGCGGTGGCGATAACCTGAGAAACGGCAACGCGTTTAGCCTGAACGGGAATCGTAAAATAAATTGCGTTGCTGCCAAAATTGGTGGTCCCGCCAGCTTGAAAAGACAGTGAGATTTGACGCCTGCGCCCATGACAAGACATCCTTGCAGTGTAGGTTGCGTCACCCAAAGAAGGCGACCCAGAACCAGCGCCTAGCCCAATGGAAATCGGAATGTCGTCAAGAGAAATGTCGTTGTTGTAGCTGTTGATCGTGACGGGCGTGCCGGCGCTTGCAATTTGTCCAAGTTCAAAGCTGCTTTGAATCACATTGGAATTAATGGTCAAAGAGCCATAAACGGCAGACACATTAGTGTTGTCAAAACAAATCGAACCAATGTTTGGCTGGCCTGCCTGACCAAACACAGTTTGTCCGTTCAAATTACAGCCGGTAAAAGTTGCAAATCCCGACAGAATAGTAGCATCGTTATTGATGCGGCTGTGCGAGATGCGAGACGACCCGCCATTATCCATGCGTAGTTTGCCAAACTGGCATTGGTTGTTAACCGACATAGTACCGACCTTGCCAGTGAACCAGAAGCCGCCAGTGTCTTGATTGGTAATCACCCCGCTAAAGCAGCCGTACAAAGTATCATCGGATCGCCCGGTGTCATGTTCTACCTTCATGTCCCAGCCGCTTGCGGTCTGGTTAGCGGTTTGCAATACGCCTCCGATAACAGTCATGCCGCCACCGCAGTTCACAAAATGCAGAGGTATTCCCGCGCAATCACGACTTTCACAAAATAACCAACGAAAGTCAGGTGCATTGACAATAATATTGTCGCCAGCCATGCCGGATGTCTGAACCCCGAAACGCAATTCTACCAGATGCACGCCGCGCGCGGCGTTAGCAATGGTGATAGAAGTATTAGCTTGAGTGCGGGTCAGCTTTGCACCGGGGCCATAGTGCCTTTGATATGGCGTAGTAATGGTCAATGCCTTGTGCAGATATTCACCCGGTGGGTAAATTATCAAAGATGCTCCACTGTTATACGCAGCCTGAATTGCAGCCGTGTCATCCGCAGGCGCGCCAACAGCGCCAAAATCTTTGATGGAAACCCATTCACGTGCCTTGGACTGCAAATCTCTGGTTACTGCATTAACCGAGTTTTGAACGAAGCCGACCAGTCCCGCGCCATTGGGTGCCATTACATCAGCAAGGCCCTCGCCAGGATCGCCCTGCGGCCCCTGATCGCCCGTATCACCCTTGGTCGAGTTCATCGACACATTCTGGACGCGCAGGATCAGACTGGTAGCGTTGGGGGCGTAAATGTCGAGGTGATACGTCCCCGGCACGACGTAGAAATCAAGGTTGCCATACTGATCCGTCGTGGCCGCGTTTTCGACGCCAGACACGGTGACAATCGGCGTGCCATTATCATCTGCCGAAATCGTGACCGTGTTCTGCGTGGCAGGATCGACCACACGCGCAAAGTAGCCAATCAAGCTATCGCCGCTGGTGTTCGTGATGGCTTCGAAATAGTGGAACATCAGAATTGCCCCTCGTTAAACAGGCTAATGCCCACCGTTGTTGTTGCCGTCGTTCCTAGCGCGTCTGTGCATACCACGCGAGCGATGGAATAGGTATCATTGCCGGGTGCCACCGTGCCCCGAAACTGCGTAGCCGCATTGGTGGGCGTCAACGCCACTGCGCTGCCTTCGATAATCGTCCATGCGTAGGAATACGGCGCTAGTCCACCTGTCGGCGTGGCGATGGAGAAGTTTGACGTAACGGGGGCAGGTTTGCGATTGACGATACTGCCGGTGGCGTCGTTGGCTGTTACCGACATAGGCGATACGAACGCGGCAATGCGCTTCCACGCGCCAGACCGATATTGCTCCCCACGCGTGATCGTTCGCCAAGCGCCGCCGATCAGCACTTCGCCCCGCTTTGGTGTCCGCCACCCTCCTGCGATAAATGCGTCCATCAGGAATAGTAGAACACGACAAGGCCCTCAGAGCCGGTGGGGCGGACAGAGCCTTCAGGTAGAAACATCACACGCCCATCCGTTTGCGCGGAGCCAGCGTGGTGTAGATACGCGCCGCGTGTCGCCCGCAAAATATCGCCAGTATAGCTGCCGCCCGTCGTCGGCACAAAAGCGCCGGTTGCCGGAATGCGGTCGTAAGTGTCGCGGATGACAGCAGCCACATAGCGAATTGCATTGTTGATGCCTTCAGGCGAACAGCCCTCGCCAACGTTGATGCCGCCGATGGTAACGTTGACTGATGGTGTGGTCGAAAACTCTGTTGCGCTAGGCATGGTATCGGCCTTCTGCTATATGCTGTGCATGTTGGGCATTATACTTGGTATCGCGCTTAAAGGCATGATCTTTGAGGCGTTTCATCAACATTCACTGCGTAAGCAACGGCGCTGCGCCAGCCAGAATGGGTGCGCCGAAAATGCCCCCAATCTGCGCTCGCCCCTTGATCTTGTTGCCCGCCTTGATGAAGGCGTCTGGACGGTCAAGTAGCAGCTTCACAGCCGCCTTCTGAGCCGTCTTGGAGCCACCAGCCGCGAGCAAAGCACCTAGCGCCAAAGCACCGCCAGCTCCGTATCCAGCGCCTTCCGTGCTGCCGCCCGCCGCGTAGCCACCTCCAACAGCGCCGACGCCCGCAGTGCCTAGCGCGCTTTGCATAAGAAGACGTCCAGCCGATCCGCTATCACCTACTTTGCTGGGCAACACGGCCTGACCGGCGCGCGCCAGATCGAAGAACGGCTGGCGCGTCGTGCCTTGGGTGCCGCCGTACTTCTTAGCGTTGGCAGCCGTGGCATCCGCAAGCTGCGATGGCGTAAACACACCGGTTTCGCCAGACATGGTGCCCCCGCGAGCGCGGTTGACGGCATCACGCAGGATTTGCACCTGCCGATATGCCTGATCCGCCCTGCTCAATTTCGGCAGAACATCGGGAGCCTGACGCCCCACCAAGCCACGCATGGCGTTTTCTGCGCCAGTCACCGACTTGCCGACAAGGTTGCCCATTGCATCAGAGCCGAAGTCAGCGCCGCGAGTTTGCTGGATGAAATCCTGAATGGTGTTGCCGTCAAACGAAGGCTGATCGACCAGCGGGGCCATGTTCGCCTTCTCGTAGGCGGCAAACTCTGGGCCGACGCGCGGAACAGCGCCGCCGGTAGCAACCGCCGCATCGTATTCGGTGCGGAATTGCGGCTCTGGCGTTACATTGACGTTATCCAGCGCCGATCGATACCCGCGCGTCGTGGCATCCTGCGCTAGATCAATACCCTGTTCTTGGATGACGCCGCCAGTGCGTTCGCCAATCGGTGCCAAGCCTTCGTTGAAAGCGGCCCGGTTAAACCCTTGCATGCTGTTGGTGCGGCCAGCGTTAACCACAGTGCCAACGCCAGGGATGCCTGTGGTCAAATCTTCCATGCGCTTGATGCCCGCGCCAAGCACGCCGGACTGGCTAACAGCCTGCCCGACACTCATCGGCACTTCTGCGTTGCGCAAACCTTGGACATATGGGTTGCGAACACCGGTCAGCAGATTGCTTGCGCCACGTACTGAAGCGCGCCCCGCCATGCCGCCGCCAAGGCCAGCGATACCGCCCACAGCAGCACCCAGTAAGCGGCTATCGTTTTCGCCGTCAGCCGAGCCCGCGCCACTTACTGCACCGTACAAAGCATCAGCGCCACGGGCGACCCAAGGCGAAGCCCCAAGCCCAGCGCGGGCCGCAGCAGCGCCAAGACCCAATTCAGCACCAGCAGCAGCAACGCCGCTGCCTACAATAGTGCCAGCAAGGGCTGCGTTAGGGCTTCGCTGCCTAGCGTAATCAATTGCCAATCCGGCCTGACCGCCCGCGAGGCTGTCTAGATTGTTGCCAGTCAATGCATCGGCGGCGTTAATGCCGTAAGCCGCCACATCGCCTTTCCAATCATCTGAGCCCGCAATATCGCCAATCCAGCGGCCAAAACCACCGCGCGTGTCGTCGGCCACCGGCGGCGCGAAGCTGATCGGCCCTCGCTTCTGGATCGCGGCGATAGCGCTAGGATCGGTCAGTGGCTGAAACCCGTTGTCCTGCAACAATTGGTTGATCTCGCGCACGCCGCCGCCGCGGTTGTAAACCGCCTTCATCTTCTGCGCCATGGCGACACCTGCCGCACTGGCGAATGAGCCGCCTCCGCCGCCGCCACTGATGCCGCTGGTCGTTGCGACATCATAACCAGCCGGGCCAGAGCCGCCGCCGTTGCTTCCTGCACCGCTCGCCGCGCCTGCTACGCCTGCCCGGTCATCGCTCTGTGCTTGCGTAATGGCATCCCAATTCAAGGGTGCGCGACCAAGCGCCTTCATTTCCTCATTTACGCGGTTCTTGATGCTGCGTAGCTGTTCCTCGACAGCCGCGTCACGAGTGGCAGCGGTGGGAAGATTGGCGCGGTCGAACATCACAGAATCGCGATCTGACACCGTGCCCATGCCCGGCACCTTGAACGCTGCAAGGCCCTGTTGCGCGATCTGATTTCCAGCGACGTCGAAACGAGCGTTGGCGTCTGTAGGAGCGTAATCCCAAATACCCGACAGCCCCTTGGTCGTGCCGATGCCGGTATTATAGAGATACTGCGTGCGCCCGACCTGACTGGCAAGTTGCATCAGACGCGATACGCGATCCGTCTGTGCTTGCTTGGTTTCCACGGGGTTTGCGAGTTCGCGCCGAGCCTTTTCGTTGGCAAGGCGCGTCCCCTCTACTTCCAAAGTCGCTTTCTGGATTTCAGAAGGAGCCTTCGCCGCTTCCAACGCAATCTGTTGCGCCGTCTTCTGGTTGCCTAGTCCCGCGCCAACCAATTCCGTGGACTGCCGCTGCGCTTGCACGGGATTGGGAGCAACAACAGCGCCGCCGCTTTGCGCGCCGGCAGCCTGCGCTAGAGAGACAGGATTGCCCGCCTCGTCAATGTTCCAGATGTTTCCGGCTTCGTCACGGGCCTGCTGCTGTGCCATTATACCCCCATGCGCCGTAGGATGCTGTCGGCGTAAGAATTCGTCTTCCGGCCCCACAGGCGACGATTAGGCCCGCCGTGGTAAAAACGCAAACCATCGCGCACGTTGCCGGTCTTATCCAAGGCTTCTTCCAGATAACCTTGCCCGATAGCGCGCTGATAATTAGCCGCCGCTTCCGACGTGCCCGACATGAGGTCGGGACGCCACGGCACACCCAACTTCTTCGCCACGCCTTGCGCGGTTGCGGGCAGAACCTGCATCAACCCGCGCGCCTGTCCGTACTGCGTCTGCGGACCGGATACGCCAGCGCGTCCACCGCTTTCCTGCTGGATAAGATGCGGCAGGATGTCACCGGACTGGAAAGGTGCGCGCCCCTTGCGGGGTAGCACCTCCCATACCGAGCGGTGTCAGTTTGCCGACAGGAGCCGCAGGAGGCGTGCCGTTTGGGCGCACGTATTGTCCGCCGCCAGCGCCGTCAGGGATGAACTGCGCAGGGTTGGCGAGGGATTGTGCCCGCTGGTTGTAAAGCGCCCTACCCTGCGGCGATGCAGGGTCAATGCCAGCCCCTGCCAGCGCACGGGCAAAGCTGTCATCGGTCGGGGCTTTGGGATGCGCCGCTTCGTAAGCCTGCTTACGCTCCCAATCCGTGTATTCATCGGCACGCCGCTGCTGATACTGCGCCGCCTCTGCCGCCTGTGCCTGACGCATTTGCAAACCGGGCAAATAGCTACCGCGTCCACCGCCCAACTGCGAAAGCGTATCCCCCAGCGTGCCGATAATCAGGTTTGCCGTGGAAGGCTTGGCGTAGGTAGGCACGGTGGCGTCCTGCTGCACCAAGCCCGCACCTTCAGCAGCGCGTGGATCGACCACAGGCATCTTGTCGGATGCCATAGGCGCACCGAACAGCCCGCGCTTGCCGCCGCCCATAAACGCCATACCCATCTTACCGGCTCCCCGCATACGCACTAGCCGCGTTGCCCGCCAACTGCGCCAGGATCGAACCCAACCCCGGTGACGACTTCTGCGTCTGGTTTGTATACTGGCCTAGCAACCCCCCGATGCTCGATCCCGCGCCCGCCGCCGCTTGTAGCGGTGCCTGCTGCGCGCCCAAGATGTCCTGAATAGCCGCCAAGGGCAGGTAGGACGCCGACGACAGCCCCGGCGCGGCGGCTGCCGCCTGCCCCATACGGGTGCGCTCGTTAGAATAGTCGGTATAACGCAGGTTGTTTTCGTTCTGCGCAAGGTTCTTCGTGATGATGTCTCCAAACGCCGAACCGCCAGTCAGCCCACGCGTGCCCAAAGACGCCGCCAACCCGTTGCGGACGCCAGCATTCGTCTGGTCGATCTGCCCTTGAAGGTAAGGATTGCCGGCGTCCAGATACTTACCGGACAACACATCGGTGTTGTAACCCTGCGCTGCGTTAACCCCGGCATCACCCTGCTGATATTGCTTGACCAGATCAGGCACCAGCGAGCCTAGCTGGTCCGTAATGCCGGTGATTTTGCCGGACTGCGCATTATATGCGGAATTGACGTTGTTAGCCGCGCCCTCGATCTGGCCCGAATATACGGGTTTAGTGGTGGCCTTGGCCTTGCTGCTGCTGACGCCCACGTTACAAATCCTTCCGAACGCTGGTTTGGTATAGCGAATAACCGCGCTTTTTCAAAATTCTTTCCCACCCCGGACGGGACTCAACGCAGGCAAACGTAACACCTTGTTCGCGTGCCCAATCCTCTGCTTCCGCAATCAGTTTCAGGATACCGGCCAATGCACCTGCCGCCACCAATCCATGCAACTCCGTCGCGCCTGCTGGATATTGTTTCACCACAACAACGATCACCGCATCATCGTTGCCGAACACCCGCGCATCACCGTTCAGGATTTGCAGGTCCAGCCAATCAATCGAATAGCAACGCGGGTCCAGCACGCCGACGATTTCGGCGTGATGCCGGCGGTATTCAGCCCAGAATGGCGGCGGGTAAATCACGGCACGTTCTGCCAATCGGCGCCGTCATAGTATTGCAGAACGCCACTTTCAAAGCGTACCGCGCCTTTCTGCGTCCTCTGCAACTGACCAATGGCATTAGACACCAGACGCGGCCAATCTTCGCGCTTGCTATCAACGGGTACGGGGATGGGCTTAATCATCGGACGCCACCGCCGTCGAAATCCACGTCTAGCCCCTGGCTATAGGTCCACCGCGTTCCCGCTGCGACCGTCATCGTGAAAGCCATATACTTCCCCCGCGCTCGCACCGGAACGCGCCCACTGCTCTGCATGCCGCCCGACGTAACAATCCCCAGCGGACCGCCCATCTGCTGCCGCGCATCGACCTTGATCGTAACGCCCGTGGTTGCATCGGACATTGGCGTTACGGCTCTCACACGCGCTACCAGCGGATCAGCTAACGCCTGCCAGCCCATCGTCAGCGTGGCGGCAAGGTTATCGCCTGCCAATGCCCCCAGCCGATTGTCGCGGCTGACGATATACAAGCGAGGGTCGCCGCCCTGAAAGCGGGGGTCGTCCAGAGAATACGGCATCGTATCCAGATCGGGATACAGCGCCGCCACATCCTCTAGCGACAGGCTGCTTTCATAACCAGCGAACAGGCCATTAAACCCGATGTCGATGGTAGTGGCGCGGTCCAGAACCCAATTATAGGCCCAGATGCGCCCTGGAACTCCCGGCATTCCCCAGAACACCAGCGAGCGTTTCGGGTCTACAGAAGCCCATAGCTTTTCGTAATCGTCCTGCGCCACGGTATCGCGAAACGACTGATCGAACTTCTCATTGCCGATGGGGCGCAGCGACTGTCCATCTTCCAGCGACATGAAACCACGGTCAGACAGGAAGAACACCGAACGCCCCGCCTGCGCTATACTCCCGCTGGAGGCACATCCGAAGTTGGGCGTGATTTCCGAGAACGAGAACGGCGCTTCGTCATCGCCAGTGCGCTCCATACGCACCAGCCGGAACCGCTGAAGGATGACGCCGTATTCGCCGCCTGCAATGCCCTTAATCTCTCCACCTGTTAGCATCGGCTGGAAACCCGACTGGTTCGTACCGGGCGTCCACTGCGTATGATCGTTAAACCCCGACCACTTCACCAATAGCTTGTCGCCGCCGGCCTGCGTGATGACGACGTAATCGCCCACCACCGCCACGCCGTTGGCGCTAGGACAGCCAGTCAGCGTCGATGCCGTGCCGGCGTTCAAGTCCACCTGTTTCGTTTCTACCCCGTTGACCGCAACCACGAAGTTGCCGAACTGCGTAAACCGCCAGCGGTCCGCAACAGACATGGCGGTTAACAGCGGCGTCCACGAACCACCAGAAAACAGGTCCAGCCCGTTCGCGGTGCCCGCCAGCAGGTATGTGGTGCCGTTGGTCGAGATGAACGCCGCACCGCCTTTGAACGTCGCTGGTAGCGGGTCGCTGATCGTCACCAGCGAGCGAACAGGGCGATATCCATCCGCCGCCGGCAGAACATTGCTGGCAACCGTCAGCACGTCGCGCGGTAGCTGGTCCGGGAGATACGGCGGAAAAGGGAGACGTTTAGTTGCCATTACAAACTTACTGAACGTGCATCCATGTCAGTCCCTTTCTCACTTTCCACACTACCATATACCTAACGCCGAAAGCTTCAGCTAGAGCAGCGGTGGACAGTGACGACCGCCTGATTTCCCGAACTTTTTCAGCCGTTAATAAAGAATGCGTTATCTTTTCGCCTTTAGCCACCCCTCTAGGACGCCTGTTACGATCCTCTCGCTCTTGCGAGTTACGCTTATGACTACCCCAGCTCAAATGCGCCGGATTAACGCAAGGCGGATTGTCGCAAGAATGAAGAGCGCAATGTTCTGGGGGCAGAGGGCGCGGCTTGCCCGATAGTATTAAAGCGATTTGGTGAGCGCCAAAATAGACGGTTCTAATCACGAACGTGCCGTAGCCTTGGGAGCTAAGAGAGGCTTTCCAAATCCAGCATTCATCTTCGCCCCCTCTCTCAAAGCTATCATAAAAAGCACGTAGACGGTCTTCAGGTATTGTGACATTGTAACGGTCAACCATTGGATGCTCCTACATCTATTGGTTAGAGGCGGACTCGGCGCTAGTAACGCTGGTCCGCCTCGATAATAGCACGTTTCTATCTCACATCAAATCCGCACCCGATTAGACACCTGCGAGATACCACGCGGGATCAAAGGCGCAGCACCCCAACGCTGGCTCATGGCAGACTGTCGAATAGACTCCATCAGCGTCTGCACCGTCTGCGCTGCGCGAGATTCGCCCTCCGTATCGCGTTCTCGCCCGTACAGGTAGAACAGCACGCCCGCGACATACAGGTCAGGATGCTTGCGCAGCAGCCAGTTGGACACCTGCGCGTCTGAGATGGCGGAGATACGCTGATAATAGACCATCTCCAGCGCCGCCGTCCCGACAGGCCCTAAACGCAGGTTATTGCCTTCGATGGTGTACGCCATCGGCGTACCGGAACGCCCGTAATAGGTGGACAACATTCCAGCAGGCGACATGCTTGCCAGCGGCGCGTCCGGCATGCCCTCCAGGAAGATGAAGCGCATTTCCAGAAAGTCGGCGGGCAGCATGGTCAATTCGTCGGTAGCGGTAAACACCGCCCGAGTTTCCATGTCCGTCGTCCGCAGCGAGCGATTGAATTCCGCTTCAGCTTTCCGCAACGCCCGATCAATTGCCACTTGCGAATAATCGGCATCATCCATCATGTCGCGGATTTCACCGATGAAATCCGTATAACTGGATATTGCGCCGGGGGCGTAAGTTGGGATTGCAATACTCATTTGGTGCAGTCTCCCGTGCCATATTGGCTGGCCTGTGGCGCGACAACGTTACCGCAGGCAATGCCGGTTCCCGTCATCTGCACCCACGGCCAGATCAGCCCCCGGTTGCCTCCCAACAGGCGCGCTCCGGGCGTCGGCAAGATGCGGTTGTGACTAATGACAGTATCCCGCCCCCCAACAACGTTAACGCCTTGATATGCACCTATGCGCGCTTCGTTAAATACAACCGTTATGCGGTCGTAACCATCCTTTGATGTTGCGCCGAACCAATAGCCCTGCATGTAGCCGTCAGCCGTATTGCCCGCGACTAGCACATCGGAGAGTGGCGGCGTTCCCGGCGTCGTCCACCCCTGAATGCAGTCAGGGTGATCTCCGTCGATAAGCAACTTTCCCGAAGCGTCATAGTTCGCAAGTATCGGCTGAAAACGCAGACACTGGTTGCCGATGATGTTGGCATGGTGCGAGACGGTAATATTGACGCCATCCGAGCGCACACCGTCAAAGCGATTGCCGATTACGTCGATATAGCCAGAGCGCACCACGGTGACTCCGACACGCGCTCCGGTGATGAGCGCACCCGAAAATCGCACGCGCTCCGACATATCGATCGTCACCGCGACCGGCATCGAAAGCGGGGGGTTGAATACGCCGCCCGACCAGTCGACGCCTTTCGTGGCTCGGATTGTGGCCGTCTTGATTGTCGCGGCGCTGGCGTCGATAGTCAACCGCTTATCATCCGGACAATCGAGGCGAGGAACCGTAACTGTGGCGTACTGACCCGCCGCCAGGATTACGGTGTCACCGCACACGACAACGGGGAACTTGGCGGGGGTAGCCGTCAAGGTGGCTAGAATTAGGGAAAGAATCATGGCGCAATACTCAAAAGCTGGCGAGCGCGCCAAGAGGGTACAACCAGCGATTGCGGATTTGCAGAGTCCGATACCCCATACAGAAGCCCGCCAAGGCCGGATGATGTATCGAAATAGGGTGCCACACCGCCAACCGCGCTGAACGGCGTACGCGCCGCCGGCAGACCGCCCGTGTCGAACAACTGGCGGCGCGTTGCGGCAACCGACCAATCAACAATGCCGGGAAACAGCAAGATCGGACCGAAGCCGCCCTTCAGGACGCCATTGCCGTTGTCAAACTGTCCCGGAGGCCGCTTGGCGAGGAAAGCAGGAGTGGTGTCGGCAAAATTGATCGCGCCAGCGTTAAAGGTGGGTGCCCATGTCTTTGCCGTGTCGTTAAGATAGACCTGACCGGTGCCGGCCGTCACATCGAAATTGAACAGCACCCAAGTCCAAGCGCCCGCCGTAAGCGTGGCGGACGTCACATTGGCATTGGATGCGAACACGGCTTGGTTCGCGGCGTTCGTAGTGGACAGAAATGTCACGACGCCGATTGCATTGATCGACCAGTAGAACGTCGAGGTGCCCGCGCCAGACGTGCCGTGCGAGTTGAAATAGGCGATGGCCGGCGCATCGGCGAGCGTATCGACGCGGATGAGCGCCGCACCACTAATCTGTGTGCCGTTCGGGAAGCCGTGGCTGTCCCGACCATAGAGCGAAACGCCGGTGCCACTAGTCGCAAATCGTGCAGGCGCGGTTGCAGCTGCTTTCTCAACATACACGTCCAAGACTGACCTGAGCATACCGGTTGCATTGCCAAGCCAGACGTAAACCGTGTGCATTCCCTGAGTAAGGGCGGGCGCTCCAACCTTACGCGTAATGACACCCGTTGTGCTAATCTGCCAACGCGTCGAAACAGTCGCCCCGGCCTTGTCGGTTGTGATCGCAGCTGTGGTCGCGGTTCCCGTGAACGGCACGGTTCCCAGCGTTGCGCCGTCCGCCATATCAACACGGCAAAGGTATTCTTGCGGGCCGGCAAACGGCGGGCCATCGCCCTGGCTGGCATTCATTGCGTCCGCCGCCATACGCGCCATCAGCGTGTATCCTGCCGAATTGAAGTGCTTGTCATCCACAACTTGCCAAGAGCCGGTGCCACTTGCTCCCAGCTTCTGCCACGATTTTAGGTTCGTGGTGTCGTAGGCGAACTGCCCTTCGGCGTAATTGAGATCAGTCGGCGCGACATTGCTGAAGTTGCCCAGATAAGGTGGCGCGTCATTGTACGGAATGTTGGTGTTCGACCCGTTCGACCGCAGGCTAAGCGGGATAGAGCCGTTGACTTGCGAATAGAAGTAATCCGGTCCGCTCGTTTCACGCGTGCCCGATCCTGCCGTAGACGGCTGCGCGCTGTCGACGGCGTGCCGCTGAAAATCGAGCGCGCGCCTGCCATAGGTCGCGATCATATCACGGCGATGGAAAACGTGGGAAGCGCCCTGACGGAGACCGGCTGAAAACACTCCTTCAGACGGGGGCAGGATGTGGAACCAATCCTTGCCGCCCGTGATCTGGGTTACCATCCCGGCAATGTTTCCTTTGACCGTTGCGGGCCAATTCCGCCCGTAACCCAGCGTAGTGGAATAGCCCACCGCTTGATTAGAATAGTCGTTAACACTGCCCTCGAAAATAAAGGGGCGGTTCATTTCGCTGGCGTAATTCGCCACCATATAGTCGGTGCGCGTTTTGAAACCGGGCGTAGGCTCACCCCCAATGCCGCCGTTGCCGATGTAATTGGCATTGACCTGCGTGGCTGTGCCGAGAAGGTGGAAAGGCTGCGCGGTAGGGCCGCTGGTGATGAGCGCCCGCGCCTGAAACGGCCAATCGCCATTTGTCGGCGCGCCCACGCCAGCCGTCATGCTGTCGCCAATGGAGTTCCAAGTGTCGGCTAGAGCAAATGTGGCGGGACGACTTACCGCAAGAGCCCCGCCAGCCGCTGCCACAGCCACCGTCTGCACGGCCGAAGACGCGTTACCGCCAGCCCCCGTCGCAAACTCCTGATATGTCAGCGTCCCGTCAGAAACCGGCGTTGCCGTCAACCCCGTGCTGATCGAAGAGCCATTCAGCAGCCAAGCGCGCGAAGAAAGCGTGCCATTATTCACCGTACCGGGCGTAGCCGTGAACAGCGTGCCGCTAGGCCCGCTGGACGGGGAAACAGAAGGCTGCGTAGCGAACGTTGCGGCTGGCGTAGGCGTAGGCGTCCCTCCCGAACCTTGCGCCCCACCCATCGCGCTCTGAATAGCTTCACCATCCAACAGCGACTGACGGCCACCGTAGGACTGGTTGATAAGTGCGCGGTCGCCCATGGTCAAACTACCTTATAGATTGCGATGGGCACGGCAATCACCGCACCTATGCCAAGAGCCGGATTGAGCAATCCAACGTTGTAATTGTTGGCTGCACTAACATAGATATCCTGCAAAGACGATGACCCCGGCGCACCCGTCAAAAAGGCAATGATGCGGTCGCCAACGGCCAAGCCGGCCATCGTGCCAGTGTAGCGTTTCACACCCAGCGCCAACGAGATAAGCAAGGTTTCTCCGACTGTTGCCGTGCCTACCAGCACCAATCGCCCACTAGGCAGCGGGTGAACGTGATCTTCGCGGCTGGCATTAGTGGAGGTGCCCGGAGTTGCGGTGCCTAGCGCCTGCGGTGTAGCGGTGCCTAGCGGAGTTGCGGCTGCGTTGGATCCCGCCACACCCGGCGCGCCAGTCGCGCCTGTCAGCCCCTGAATACCTTGCGGCCCCTGCGCACCCGTGGCCCCGGTCGCGCCTGTTGCACCTGTCGCGCCGGTAAACCCGATGTCGCCCTTGGCACCGGTCGCGCCGGTATCACCTTTCAAGCCTTGCGGCCCTTGTGCGCCTGTCGCGCCAGTATCGCCCTTCAGGCCCTGCGCGCCCGTAGCGCCGGTATCACCTTTAACGCCCTGAATACCCTGCGCCCCGGCGTCGCCCTTAGCGCCAGTTGCGCCTGTCGCCCCCTGCGCTCCCGTATCCCCCTTAGGCCCCTGTGCTCCTGTCGGACCAGCGGGGCCAGTTGCGCCCGTGTCCCCTTTCGGTCCCTGCAAGCCCATAGGCCCAGCCGGGCCCTGCGAGCCAGCATCACCCATACTGCCCTTGAGCGGGTATCCAGGGATTTTGGTGCCCACTACGCGCCCGATCCGTAGATCAGGATAAACCGCGTGCGCTTGCCCTCGAATGCCCAGCCGCCAGTAGACGTGTAGATCGGAAACCCCGGCTCATCGTCGGCAACGGCCGCAACCCATTGCGGCATCTGTGTGCGGCCAAGGTACGCCTCGCCGGGGTGGATATAGTGACCATTCTCTTTGATCGTCGGCATATCGCCTGCCGACCCACGCCAGCCCGCGAACCAGATATGAAATGGGTTAGGGTTGCGGATGATGAAGCTGGTGACCCCCTGCCCCGTCATAGGGGGGATAGCGACAGGCTGCGCCGTCAATCCAATAGGACCGATGACCGGCTTTACATTAAGGTTGCGCCGGAAAGGCTGGATCAGGGAATCAGCCATTTTGCTTCACCCATCCGCTATCGGAGGCCACCTCGCCGTTAAGATACGTCAAAGTCCGAACCCACGTGCCGCCGTTCCGCACCGTCTGCGTCAAAAGGTTGCCGCTGGGGTCGTAGGTGTTGGTAAAGCCCCGATAGGTCGGTACAATGCCGCCATCAGTGTCAAGGTCAACGGCAGTGGTGTAGATCACACTATCGTCGCCGCTGCTGACGATTAATCGTCCGCGCTGATCGACTTGCGGGTTAACCTGCTGACCGTCCACCAGCATGGGCAGCAATTTGGTAAAGATGCCGAAACCAACTGCCACGCTCGCGCCCCTTGATGGTATCCTGATACCGCTTTTAGCGGGTTGCGGATAGAAAGAAAAGGTGTTCTAAGGAAACTTCCTCGGGTGCATGCACCTAGCTAGGCCTAGCAATGGAGGACTTTATGAAACCCGCCGGGTAACTCCGGCAAGGGCACCCGATAAAAAGGGTGCCCTTTTTATATAATGAACTCCCTGACACGCAAATAGCGATAATCAGGATGGTTAAGCAGCCGCTTCACACCATCTTTGTGCGCGGGGTCCCAAAAGTGAACCCCGAATTTCGTCGCCCACTCGTACATCACAAGAGTGGGGATATGCGCGGCGTGCCACATCTCACTGCGGCGGTCCCAACTCTCCGCCTGCGCTTCTTTGTTTCTGTCAAGAATGGGGGCGACATCCTGTTCACGCCGGAAATGCCACTGGCCCCCATTCTCGTCATCGGACGAGAACCAAGTCTTCATGCCCGTTGCCGGGTCATAGTCGAAAAGGCGCTCGCCCGATGCCATCTTACTTAACCTGCCCGTTGTCGCGCAGGATTTTGGCCGTGTCCTTGTCCACCTTCATGGACTGTCCGCGACCAAGCGTGCGCCCGTCGCCGATATGCACGGCGGTGGGCAGATCGTCCGAACCCGTAACCTCGACCATATCGGCCTCGTCACGGCTCTTGCGGGTTTCGCGGCCCTTGTCGTCCGTCTCGACCACGATGTTCGCATCCGGCTCCGAACGCTGGCCGTGCGGGTTCGGATTGGCGTCGGTGGGTGAAAGCGGATGCTCCACAACGGTTTCACCGGCAACATAGTCCGATACATCGCGCATTTCCTCCGTCTCGACGCCAAGCGCGGCTGCCAGCTTACCGGCCTCCGACACATCCGCATACTGATCGGCAGGCTTCACCGGCTCACCCAGCGGGTTCGCAGGCGGGAGGTCACGCACACCCGGAGCAGTATCACCAGACTCCTTCGTTTCAGGCAAATCCTTGCCCTGCGTGTTGGTTTCCAGAACCGTAGCTTCGTCCCGGTGAGCGTCCTTACGGGGTCGTCCCATGATGTGTTCCTTCCTAAGTGGCCCGGTCACATAACGCGTAACCGGGCCTTATGGGGTTTACAGGAGGTCGGCGATGATCGCGTTGCCGGCGTCGTTTAGACAGACGAGCGTCTCTTCGACGTGCATCTCCTGACGCTTGGCAAGGCCGGTCTTCGCCAGATCGTTGACCTGCATCGGGTCCAGCGTGGCAACGCGCCACAGGGCCGGGTCCAGCACCAGCGCAGAGCGGGCATCAATGAAGCGGTTGGGCACGAACTGAAGTTCGCCCACATCCGACACATAGACGTCCGCACCGGCAATGATCGTCAGGCGCTGGTTGCCAGCTTCACGACGCTGCTGAGCAAGGCCGGAGAACGTCGCCGCCGTCTGCTTCTGACCCAGCGACATCATGACCATCGTCGGGTCGCCACCAGCATTCCATGCCGACGCAATCGACGCCTTCAGCAACGCTTCCGTGAAAGCGCGCTGAGTGCCGTTGGTAGCAGCCGCGTTAGGATAGCCCGTCGTGGTGCCGCTGAGCGTTGGATTGGTGCCGCCCGTGCCACGGCTGGCATTGGTGCGGATGAACGCCTGCGCGCCTGCCGCTTCGCCCGCAACCGTAGACGACGGAGGAACCGCCGCCAGATTGGCGAGATACCGCGCCTCGCGGTCACGCTTCAGTTCCTTGCCGGCCTTGGCGATCTGGTACGAATGCTCGTTCGCGCGGCCTGCGGCCTTCACCGCCTGCTGCGTGGTCGAGGTGCCGACAACCTTGGTGAAAATCTGGGTGTAATTGCCCAGACGGGTCGTCGCCGGACGGTTCTCGTTCGACAGGTCGTCGCCCTGAACCGCCTTGTTGTTCGGATTGGCCGACACCAGCGCATCCGTCTGCCACTCGGTATAAACCGCGCTGGCCGTCTGACGCCCGATAGCCGTCAGGAACGGCGTTTCGGTCGGGCTGATGTTGCTGATAACGTCTGCGAGGTCTTCACGATTGCCGACCCGGCTCATCGTCTGAATGGTATTCGATGGAACTGCCATGATATTGATCCACTTGCGGAAGGGCCTACTGTCTCACGACGTTGGCTGGCGTAAGCCCTTATCCAAAACCCATGCGAGCAAGAGCAGCAGCCCCGTCTTCAACTTTGCCGGTCTGCCGCAAACGCTCACGCGACTCGCGAACTCCACGGCCCTCTGCGCTGCTAGGCTGGGCAGCATTGGGCTTGGTCGTCCGCGTCTTCTTGCCATCCCGAACGCGCTGCATCTGACGAGCCGTTGCGGCATCGTACTTATCGGCCTTCTCACGCCAATCCGCGACCTGACGCAAAGCCTTCAACTCACTGGCGGTCGCGTGCTGCATCTGGCCCTTGTCCAATCCCAACACATCGGCTGCGCCTAGTGCCTTCTTGAACCATTCTTCCCGCGTGGCTTCGTTCGCCACCTCAGGAATTGCCATCAACTCACGATCCCGCTGCTGAATTTCAGCTTCGGTCATTGCGCTATCGGCGTCAGTGCCAAGCGCCTCTGCCTGCTGCATGAACTCGTCATGCTGGGCCTTCAGGGCGTCATACTGCGCTTTCTGGGCAATGTAAGCGCCAGGGTCGGTAAGCGCCAAATGCGGGTCAGGCGCTTGCGGGGCGATATGCTCCCCAATCGTCCGAAGCTGCTGGGCAAACTTGGCCTGTGCTACTGCGTCGGCTTGGGCTGCGCGCGTTTCCGCTGTCCGCTGGGCCTCTGCTGCCTTCGTGGTTGCCGTCTGGACCTGAGCCGCCCTACGGGCTTCCAGATCGGCCACGTACTGCTGCGCCTCTTTGGGAAGTGCAGCAAACTTGGCCTTTTCCTCGGCATTCAGGCTGACGGGCGCGTCGATGGCAGGTTTCTCGTCCTGTTCGTCGTCCCCGTCGTCCTGTTCTTCGTCGTCGTCGCCGTCGAGGTCTAGTTCTTCCTCCCCCGGCTCCTCCGTCGAATTCTGCTGCTCTTCCTCGCCGTTGTCCTCTTCAGGACCGTCAAGGTTGATGCCGTCAATCAATGCCGCTGCGCTGTCGAGATCATCGCCGCCGGCTTCTGCATCCAGATGGGCCAACTAAATTCTCCTAACGTCCGACGTAGCGGCCAACATTAGCCACACGGTCTACGTGTTCCTTCTCTTTAGCACGAATATGGCCGGTATCAATAACCGTCCGCACCTTTGCCTCCAGTTCCTGCGCAATCTTGTCGGCAACGCTCAAAGCAAGCTGTTTGCCGCGATCATCTGGCGATAGCTGGCTGTATTTCGCGAAGTAATCCGCACGCAGACTGTGGATCATATCGTACAGCCCGCCGTCCTCCGTCGCGAAGGCCTCCCACCGCTGCCCGCGCGCGATGGCGTCAGTGCCGTTTTGCGTGCGGGTATAGGGGCGGGGTGCATCGGCGCGGATGTAGCCGAAATAGGCTAGGATGCGGTCAAGCATCTAAGCGACCTCCCTCGCGATTCTGTCCAATATCGCCCTCTCCCGCAATACCGGCCCGATCAGCCGCATAACGCTTTACTTCGGCTTCGCGGTCAATACGGTACACGGCAATATCAGCCTCAGCCGCTGCCTTGTCACGCGCCAACTGTGCGTCCAGTTCAGCGGCTTCGCGCTTCTGCTCCATCTCCAGCGCATGCCGCTCGCGTAGCGCATCGATGTTGGCAGCCGCCTTTTGCCGCTCCAGTTCGATCTGCGCCGCCGCGCGTTGCTGCTCCGCCTGAAACTTGGCGTCTTCCCTAGCCTGTTCAGCCCGCATCGCCAGCATTTCAGGATCAGGCTCTTCCTGCTCTTGGATGGGCTGGCCGTCTGGGCCAATCTGCGGCGGCGCATCCGGGTCCTTCCAGTAGTCATCGCCCTTGCCGATTCCCAGATCGCGAACCAGCCCGTCAATGGCGTGGAACAGGTTCTTCTCAGTAACAACCTTGTTCTGAAAACCCTCAGCCAGGAACGGCGCAAGCTGCAACCGCGCCTGCACCCGCTTGTCCTTAGACCCGGTACCTAGCCCGACCTTGATCGACAGGTTCACGTCCTCAGGCCACTGACCCGGATCAACCCGCTTATACTGCCCATCCACCTTGATATTGAACGGCTCGCCTTCACGCCTCATCAGGCGATACTTCTTCGCCATCAGTCGGGAGAACGACTCCGCGAAGTTGCGCGCGATGAATTCTTCCTGCTGCTGGCCCTGCTCCTGCAACCCCCGGAACGCCGTCGCCGTGTTGGTATTCAGCGTGTCGGCGTTCATGCCCTGGTTGAGGCGCGTAATGCCGGTGCGGGACTCGCGCTCGCCAGCCAACCACTCCATGACCCCCAGCGACTTGCCGATGTCGAAGCTGGTCGTGTACGGCACCACGCCGCCAATGTCCGACACTCGGATAGGCGCACCAGCGATAGGCGACAGCAGATCGTCAATGGTGTTTTCGTCCATGCCCCGCGTGGACACCACAGGACGCGGCATGTTGCCTTGATACATGCCGTCGAACAACTGCCGCGCAATAGTGGACCGGGCAAGCTGGATGTCCATGACCTTATCGGCCAGCGAATACCCCACCAGCCGATGCGGACGCGGAAACGGACAGAACACCGAAAACGGCTGTTCGTCCACAATCTCGATTGCCAGTTCGCCATCCTGCCACCGCAGGATTTCGTCCTCTACGCGGAAAACCTTGACGCGCTCTGCGATGCCATCGCCGTCCAGATCAATGCGGGCATATTCCTCCCACAACTGCACCTGCTGAAGCGCGGTCGTGCTTTCCGGGTCTGGCTCCCACGTATCGCGGTCTGTGGCTTGTAGGCGCGTGTCAGGCAGCGCCGAATAAGACGGCAGCGCATAAACCTGTTCGCGATCAAAGCCCATGTCCACGAGGTCAGAGCGCGTCTTGATCGGGCAATGCGCCAGATAGTCCGCTTCGTCTTCATGTCGCGCGCGCGCCGAATAGCGAAACTCGTTCGCGGGAATGGTTTCGTCAATGAAACGCTTCTCACGGCGCTCCATCTTCAACGACAGGACATAGGTGCCATCTGGTTGCGGTTCGGCATCCTCTACCTCGCCGTCGAAGCCCTCCAGTTCGACAGGATCGGAAATGGTGACGCGCTCCCGCATCACCCGCTCTTCCTCCACCATCGCCGTCTTGGTGACGCCGTATCGTTCCAGCAGTCCGCACGTCAGCCAATCATGCAGTACCCGGTAGCCGTCCTGCTGCCGCATGAACGCATAGCCGATTGCCGCTGTGGCTTCCTCAGCCGCCTTCTCGTTATCTTCGTCCGTGGCCTCGAACTCAACAACCCTGTCGCCGCTGACAAACGCCCGCAACACCGACACCGCCATGTAATCAATGGCTTCCTGCACGTCCGGCAAGACGATCTGGCTGCGTCCGTCCACTTCGTTACCGAATGGCCGCGCTTCGTAATACCGCCGCGATGCCTCCTGATAATCGCGGACGCGCTCCCACTCGGACTCGGCGCTTTCCGCCTCGCGCTTCAGGGCATCTACCAGTTCTTCCAGATTGATACCGGGCTGGGGCTGCTCTTCTTCAGCAACCAGCGGCGTCGGGTCAATCATCATGGGCACCGTCGCCATCAAACAACTCCACGCCGCAGCTTGCTTAAATCCAGTGTCACCGCCTTACGCGGTTCTTCGTAAGCAACGCAACCTGTACCAAAAGCATCGGCAGAATGCGACGACCAATCGTGATTAGGTCCAAGGCCTATGCCACGGTCATCATCGCGCTTCTCGTGATACCAGCCCAACGCCTTCAAGCCGGCGCTACATTTGTCATCATCGAACCGCATGCGCGAGAATAGCTGGCGGGCCTTCTCCACCCGCTGCATCGCCGCGCCCTTGCCCTGGTTAGGCACGACCTCGACCTGATACCCCGCACCCTCCAGTGCCTTGCGATAGGACGTGTCGAATACCTTGTCCTGCGTATCTCCGTCGTGCGGCAGCCAAATCTTGCAGCGGTCCGGCGAATAACCTTGCGAGCGCATCCAATTAAGATGGGCGCTGACAGGCTGTCCCTGCTGCTCGTAATGATTGGTCCAGCGGATTTCAGTCCCGACAAACTGCGCAGCCCAGAATACGAAGTTATCCGCCTTGGCTCCCGTGCCACCGATGTCCGTAAACAGCCGCACGATAAGGTTAGGGTCCTCCCCAACCATGCCAATGCGGCCATCTTCGCGCGCTTTGGTCAGATGCGGGGCAAAATACGCACCCTCGACCACGCGGATAAAGTCACCTTCCCAGATGTGGTCGTACAGGTGGGGGCGTTCTTCTTTGTCTTTTAGGCGCTTGCGATCCAATATCTCTGGAAACCAAGGATTATCACGCCAGTTAATCTCGACTCCCTTAGTGTTGGGATCGGTTGAGTTCCTGAACCTTTTGTGAGTCGGACTGTTGTCCTTTTCAGGATTGTACGTCACCCACAGTTCCGACTCTTCATCGCGCAATGTCGGAATTAGCTTGGTCCACGCGTCATCCGTAACAGTCTCAGCCTCGTCAACCCAACATAGCAAGATGCGCGCCTTGGACTTCAAGCTGCTAATGTTGCGACGTAGACCGGAGAAGCTGTAGCTAATCCTCCCGTCTTTGGTGCGGATGTACTGCTCACCAATATCGAAATAAGGCACCAGCCAATCCGTTTCACGGATAGCGGCTTTAATTTCCTCTAGCGAACTATCCTCCAGCGAGTTCATGAACTCGCGCGCGCAAAGGATAATACCTTCCTTTCCAGCCTGCGACCAGATCAAGGCCCGAACCGCCGTCATCTTGGCAAATGTGCGGGTCTTGCCTGAACCGCGCCCGCCCCATGCTACCCGCGTATCGGCTGGGCCATCAAAAACGGGCACCAGCTTTTCGGGCATCTGGACCTGAACTACACTCATTTGGGCGTAACAGATGTCAACTCGATGCGCGTAATCTGAACAGGTCCGCCGTCCTCGCCGGTAATCTGCATCGGCAAGACTTTGCCAAGCAGGGCCATAAACGGGCCAGGATTCTTCTCTGCCTGTTCGGTCAGATACTCAACCATTCCACCTTCGCCGCCAGCCTTGTGCGCGGCTTGCAGGATAGCGTCTTTGAGTAGCGCGGTGGTCTTATTCGGAACGCCCTTCGGACGCCCCTTACCGGCGTTAGTAAGGTTCTGTATCTGCCCTCTTTTTTGCTGATCGCCCATCACCCGAATATAACCCGAACCAGTCGCGCCGACAAGCTGTAGCCGATGCCACGGAAGAAGCCTAACCGGAAATGGTCTAGGTTGGTCATCAAAAGGCCTTAGCCATAGCTTCAGCTACCGCCTTCTCACGGTTAGGAATGCAGCCAAAGCCGTTAATCTGTGAAGCCAACGTTGGCCGGGGGTCGGGCGCAATGCCGACCTGCTCTTCCAAGTCAATAACGCGCCCACAAAGCCATCCAATCAGAATCATTGCGTCCTGTAGCTGTGTGGCATGGTCCTGCGCCATGCTGTACGCCCATTCGCCTGCTGTTGGTGCAGTTGCCATCTTATTCCTCCATCTCACGAAGCGCCTTGAGTGCGGCGCGGGCGGTATCCTTGAATTCCTCGTAATGCCACGGGGCAAACTCATTGGAAAGCCAGCCGCTGATATCGCCAAAGATAGCCCTAGCCATCACCTCCACCTTCGCCTCATCATCCACACCATCCGACGCAATGACGCGCTCGACGTGGGCGGCAATTTGCTCAGGGCTGTAGACGCCGGGGACGGTCATGGGCGTTGCTCCCTATAAGCCACAAGTGCAGCTTTGAACGGCTCTGTGTCGTCGTAGCTACCCTTCAGATAAGACATGTTACCCCAACCGCTGTTAGGTGGCGTCATAGCGCGCTGCTGGGCGTGCATGATCTTGCGGACTGCGATTACGTCAGCATCAACCACCGGCTCCATCGCGGCAACGAGCGCGCGGGCGCGTTCAATAAATCGAGGTTCAGGGCCTGCTTGTGCAGCCATTTCCCGCACCAGCGCCTCCATCCGCTCCAACCTCTCCTGCGCGGTCAGGGTCTGTGCGTCTGGTGCCTGTGTGGCGGGCTGGACGTTGCGGATGCGCCAGCCTTTGGTGGTGCGAGTGCCGTCACGATTGAAATATCGGGCAGAGCCTCGATTGATATCAATCATTTCGCTTTCTGGCTTAATCAGCATCGATAATTCATCCGAGCCGTCATCTTCAACGAAAGCTACCGCAACAACCCGCCCATCCTCATGCACCGCCTCGATAGGCCTCGACCAATCCACTCCCTGCCCCTGCCTATAATGCGGGTGGTCAGCGGGCAGGCGGATGATGTCGACGTTTGGTCGGCCGTCACTTGTGAAAGCCCATCCTACTTTTGCGGGATCAACGTTCTCGCAATTGAAAGTGTGCCAGCCTACTGAGTTATGCAAAAGAATCGGTTGAGGTCCAGCCTCCAACCACTCCGGCCGCTTCCCATCGACCGCAATCACCGCACCCCACTTGCCATCGTCCTGCATGTCATTCATAACCATCACAACCCTACCTTCTCCTGGGGCCAGTGTCCGGGTCGAAGTCTACGCCCACCGCAGACTCCCCGGACACGAAACTACGTCTCTATGTGTAACGCTTTTGCTTTACCCAAAGCATCTTGCGCAATGCCCTGCATCCACAAAACGTCACCATGAGTGAAATGCACGCCTCCCTCGGCAATCTCCCGCAACGCCGCCTCATACCTCGCCAGAGTCGCCTTCAGGATTTCTCTTTCTGTCGGCTGAACCCGAAACGGCCCTCCGTTATCTGCGCGCTTACCGCCCCAATCGCCAGTAGCGCGCTTAGTGGCATTAGCTTTGTCCACCGCACGCTTTAAGCATTCAGGGGAACGGTCACGAGAATTCTGCCCCGGCGTACCCCACGCCAAATGAGCAGGATTTACACAAATCGGATTTGCACAGAGATGGCGCGCTAGGTTTGGCACCTCGTAATGAACGCCCCCAATTTGGAACAGATCACGCCTTCCTGTAGCCAGAAACAGTGCCACCCTGTGCGAGCCAACTTGTCTTCCCTCAAACGTGCAGACTCCATACCCACGCCCACGCTTTGCGCCGATCCAAGGCCAGCACTTATCAGGTCCAGCCGATTTATCGACCTTGCTCCAAAATTCAGGGTTTGCTAACTCATCGATCATGCGGCGCTCCATGCCGTTAGGGGTGACATTGAGCGGACCTGGAAGAACGCTCTGTCACCCCGCAAACTACACTATTACGTGGTACAGGCAATACCTGTTTTGCCCACATTAAAAAATAACCACCATCCCTGATCCCCCAACCTCTCCCGGCTCCTCCTGGCGGCGCGGGGGCAATCCCTATTTAACCACCAGCACGGTACGCCTCCATCCGCGCCTCGCGATCTGGTACGTTCAAAAACTCCATCACCAGTGCATTCAAATCCTCGTCACAAGCCACGCACAGGCCATACCAGCCGGTTTTGCCTATCGCACATGGTCTAAGCGACCATTGCCGCTGTGAGGTGCCTCCACAGCGGCTACAGGGCACGCGCTGAATGCCGGCGGTGGTGTAAGGTTTGGTGCGCATCAGTTTGCCTGGCGGGCCTGTTCGCGCCGTTTTGCTTGCGCTGCACGCTCATGGGCCCGCTGACATATCCGGCAGCGTCCACCGGGACGGCGGTTGTTGGATTTGGTGTTATCCGGGGTGCGAGCGTGACCGCATGGAAATATCATCCTTGCAACCATTTTTCAGACCTGCCCGCCTTGTTTACTGGCTCATCGTCATCGCCGCATCCGTCACCCGAACAATCCGGGCATTGACCCACATCCGTTTCCAAATACGGATCTTCATACTGAGGATCGTGGCGAAACAATCGTCCTTCAATACAGCGCAAATCATTTTGCATACAAATTGCCTCCGGTGTCCAAAACCATATCGACGTAACAAGGAATTCCGATCTTACGCAGCTTTCCTGCTGCAAACTGAGCCGAATGCAGACAAGCCCAACTAATGCCGCCGCTAAAATAATACGGCGTCCAATCTCGCGCCTGGTCGCCCCTCCAAGGACGAATGTCTGGGATTACCGCCCACTGGCCATTCATGCCACCCACTCCCACTTATCACCAGCGTCAACAAACTCACGAACTTCGCCGCTGTGATCGTTGGCGACCCGAATACGGGCGTAGCGACCAAGCGACTCATCAACCCAACCAGCAAGCTCATCGCGATTGTTAAGATGCTGCTTGCTGTAGAGCGAGCCATCGAGACGAACTTGATGGACGGTGTAGGTTGCAATCACGGGACGTCTCCTTGTTGACCCCCTTATGACGCTTGATTATCCACCCGTCAAGCGTCATCGCACATTTTATTTTCCGCAGCAGTACGCCGCCGTTTTGCCTGTGCCCGTTGCTCGATCACCCGCCTACAGATGCGGCACACATGCCCATTGCCGTGCGGCTTGGAGTTTTCGGGGGTGCGGGGGTGGGAGCAGGGGTAAGCATTGGGGTTCATAAAATCACCTATTTTTTACACGTCCAAAGCGACGTGTAAAAATTAAGCCGCTTTCTTTGCATGTCGCATCCGGCAGCCGCGCGTCCAAGCTTCTAACGCCGCTGCGTAGCCGATACGATTTTCGGTATAGAGACGAACCATTGCCGTGCTGTCGTTAGCGATACCGGCTGCTTCAATGGCCTTGAGTGCTTCGATCTTCTTCATGATGCGTCTCCTACTGTGCAACCTCTCTACATTCTTCACCCTACACCGTCAACCCACAATCTCACCCCGCCCCAAAAATAATCCCACCCGACAATCCCGGCCCTTGCCCTGGCGGTCGGTCATGAGCGCCTTTCTGGATAATCAGGCTACCCAATCCCTAATACGCTGTAAGCCTTTGAAATCCTTTCAGAATACCTGAATATACAGAATACTTATACATACATCTCAATCTGAAAGGGGCAGACAGGCTATCAGGTACTAAGTGTACCTAGATACTCTGTTTCTATGTATATATCTGTGTATCCAGAGGTTATCCTGATATTCTGCGTAACCACCTGAAAACAAAGGCTTTTTCCTTATATTGTGCTGCGTATTCACGTGTATTCTGACGCCCGTCACGGGTGCAAATACGCCTTGGACACCGATTTATTGCCCTTGTGGACACGCTCCTCGCATTTGAGGGCACCAGCTTTGACCATCGTTTCAAGTGCGGTCAGCACATCCTCGCGCTTGAACGAACGCGTTAACCGGTTGATGATAACCCCCTCCTTCTCGCCGCCGTCAGCAGTCAGGTTCAGGATTTTGGCACTCAGGGCGGATTTCGGCGCGGTCTTGGCGCTGTCGTTGCCGATGACCATTCTGGCCTTTTCTTCGATGTCGCGACGGATCAAGGCGAATGCCCAGCGGATATGTTCCTCGCCGCGCAAGCGATCCGGAATGGCGAGGATCAGGGACACTTTCGAAACAAGCTCGTAAGCGCCTAGGTAAAGCGCCTCCAGCGACGTTGTGGCCTTCTGGGCCTCTGCCATGCCCTCCATCCACAAAGACACCTTGTCGAGCATCTCTGCCGCTTTGACGGTGGTGGGAACGACAATCCTGTCATCCCGAGACTCAACGCGCATTGGCGCGTCCACGCCGTATTCGCCGTCATTAAACAGCGCAGCCATATACATTGCCATATTGTCCGGCATTGGCTCCGGCTTGAACCCCCGCTTTGCAAGCGGCACTGTTTCGCGTTCGTTGAAAATCAACGACCGCCCGATAAAGCCGTTGGTGGCGTTTTCGTAGTCAACCAGCCCGTCAAACGTGACCGGCGTGGTAAATCCAATCAGCGACAAGAAAGGCTTTTCCAAGCCCCGATCCAAGGTGTTAAGCGCCGCCTCAATAGAGGCAATCCGCTTTTCCCCACTTGGCTTCGGACCATCTTCCTGCTTTTTCATCCACTGAGACAATTCCTTCAGTAGATCAGCGCGAACCAACTCCTTGGCGTCACCGGTCAACAGCATGTAGCCGTTGGCCTTCGAATAGGCAGACATCAGGACGCCGAGCACACCATCCAGATAAAGCGCGCCGCCCTTCTGTTGCGCATTGCGGATTTTGCCCAACAGGATGCCAAGTTCGTCCACAATATAAAAACTGGCCTGATGACGTGTCAGGTTTCGAACGATTTCCTGTTCTGACTTGATAGACCCATGCATGGCCGCAGCAATTCCAGCAGCGCGGTGTAACTGCGCCATAGCCTGCTGAATGCTTTCCTTGCCGGTTCGGGCACCAGCCACGCAAAAGCAGAACAGGTTGGATGTGACGCCTGACAGGTCATCAATGTACCGCAAGCCGGCGATGTTACCGATGGCCGTCAAGGCTCCAGCTACTGCCAGATGCTTGCGAGGACGGAACGACTGATTTTCGATCCACCTAGCCACCTCCCCCACGAAACCCGGCGGTGCTGTCAGGTCCACACCCGAGATATCGAAGGGCAAGCCATCCGCAGCCACCTCTGCCGGCTCGTCGTCAAACTGCTGATCTGGAACGAACGTCACCGGCATAACCCAGCCGCCCTGTTCGGCGTGATGAATCAGCGTCCCGATGGTCACAGGATTGGACGACCGCCCGAAGCTACCCCACTTGTATTGCATCTTGGCCGCGTCGTGCTTGCCGCTTGTCGCGGACCACCGGTCCCACAGATCAAAGCCTGACCCTTGCGTGGCATGATGAATTGCCATGCCGATGGCTATCCAATCTTCGTAAGGCAGATCATTGTTGGCGACATGGGACAGCATGTCCGCGATGTCTTCATGTGCCAGATCGACAGCGTGGCCGTTAAACTCGGAACGGTGGCGCTCCGGTCTGCGAAGGAGATCAATCAGCCCTTGTGGCGCAGGGCCGATGTCGTCCGGGTAGCCGTCCGCAACGTAAACGCCGCCAGACTTATGTGCCGACCCCGGCCCGACGACATAGCCCGATGACTTGAAATCAATCCCTGGATATTCTGGCAGATGCGTAACCATCGCTACATCGTCAGGCGCGCTGAAATACAGATGCTGCGACCCGCCGCCCGATCCCGTGGCAACCGTCAGCCCGGCATCGTCCACACCGGCAACATCGCGCTTCAGCTTGGCATAGGATTCGACCCCGCCATTGCGAGCGTCCACGTCGATAATGAGCATACCCCGGCACAGGACGCCGTAGCCTGTGTCAAGGTGGCCGGCCATCTCCATCGACTCGACCTGATCGTCGTCCCACAGCGGCGTATGTTGCCAGTTGGATGCGCGAGGATGCTTCGAGGGTGCAGGGCATTCAGGATCGCCGCACTCGCATTGCCCATTGGTCTTGAACCGGTAAATGGGAAAAATCGGGTGGCCCGCCGCCATGAAGTCGCGATACAT